CTGATAGTCTACTGCTATCGCTGTTCCGTGGCGTGGGGAGTGCTCAGTATACCACACTTTATCGCCTGTCAAGGGGTCAACGACAAAAGATTTCAACATACTTCAAAACATACTTCACTTCTTTGCTTCTTCACTTCTTTGCTTCATTCTGTTGTCACACTCTAAATTTTGTGGGCGGTTGCCTCTCCCACTGATTGTGAGGCATGGATAATTCTTTAGACAATTATTTTGTTACGTCAATTACTGCACAACAATGGGGACTGTAACGTGACGACGTGACGACGTGACATGCCCCGGCCTCTGTGCTTTGGGGGTGCAATCGGGTTTTATTCTTGTCTAACTATTCTTTCATTCCGTTTCTGTTCTTCTTTTATTGGTGCTTTGTATTGTTGTCTTATGTATTCTCTTATGAGGTTATATAAACCCCCACTTTAAAATACAAAAAATTAAACCCCCTATAACCCAACCCAGGAATATAGGAGGCAAGAATAAGTAGACAACAATTCAGCCCGATCCAGGGGTCAAGGGGGACACCCACCCCCATGTCACGTTGTCACATTGTCACGTTGTCACGTTAGGCCACCTCTCACTGGCCAACAATAGGCCGATCGGAAATGAAAAAAGACCCGACGAATCGGGCCTAAGTGGAGCAGTCAGACTTGATTACAGCGAATCAATGTCGATCTCATCATCTTGATTTGCACGATCCGCCTTGATCTTTTGAATGCGACGGAAAACGTAAACACCGAAAGCGGTGGTCAAGTCTTCTTCTTCCAACTTCGCCAGAATCTTGTCCAGATCAATCTCACTGAGCGAAGCGGTAGAGCGTCCGGCCAATTGCACGACCATTGATTTAAACCGTTCCGCCATCGCACGATATTGGCTCGACACCTTGAACTTCTCACCACCAGTGATCCGGCGCCAAGTAGCAGACGCACAGAATGCGCGCTCCAATTCCTCTTTGGTCATGCTGACACCATCGGTGCCCGACAAGAAATCTTCGCGCAGCTGGGCTGCAGTGAACATGGATACCTGTACTTCGCGTGCATGTCGATTCGCAGCAAAATGCGACTTCAATGATTCGCTGGCCTGCTTCATCAAAACGGAAGTCACCAGATCTGACCATTCGCCAAGTGTGCCAATGTCCGCAGCGAACGACGGAACCACGCAATGCACCTGCCAACCATCTTCAACGCCTGCACCTTTGGTATTGTTCTTCTTGGCTGACACAATGATGTATTGGCCCGACTTCAAGTGTGCGCCAGCTGCAGCATGAGCAGCATCGGCCGTTCCGTACAATGCCGACATTCCGTTTTGAATGGGGGACACGACAGGGGCAGATGCAACACCTGCCAAGTCAGGCAGGACCGGGGATTGTGTGGTGGTTTCAATGGTGCCAGTAGGCAGGACGTGGTTAGACATGGTGGGTGTTTCCTTATTAAATGAGGCATCCAAAGTGCAGACGCCAATCCGCTGTCAACATTAACAGCCCGATGCACACTGTAACCAATGTGCATGGGGGCTGCTAACGTCACTCAAAATCAGCCGGATCCAAATTGTTCCGCATCACCTGAGCAGTGGCAAGTGCATCGGATCTGCAGTCAGTGTGATAAGTGGCTTTGGGCTTGCCTGCCACCTTAACCTGATACTCCTGCCACTCACTGGAAAACCAGACGGACACGGGAGAACCGGCGAGGGTGGCAACTTTGACTTGGCGGAGCTTAGACATGGTGGGTGTTTCCTGGTGTGGTGTGGTGTGGTATGACTTGGTGTGACTCACTGTTACCGCTGACTGAAAACCTGTTGAGACTGGCCCTTACCAGTGGACATCCACAAACGAACCTGGGCGCCAGTTGCACGCAACTTGGTGTAGACGCGCACAGCAGTGGCGGCGCTGGGTGTCGAGATGCTGTGCAGCTGGCCGCTGCGGGTGACTTCAATGATGGTGAACATTTGGATGCTCTCGTGTGTTGCTGTCAAGGCCTTGATTATATCGACGAACTTTCATTTGTGCCTGTTACTGAATGCAACTATTGCAACCAAGTGTAACTTCTCCGGCCGGATTACTGACTGCGAATTGTGGTACGAATGAAGTTGCAAATGAGAATGATTCGCATTCAACTTTCCTAGCTGCAAATGTAGATGAGAATGATTCGCATTCAGAAATCTGATGGGGGGTAGGGCTTTTTGGTCGCGTATCGACTTATATTCTATTAACGACTCTCCCAAATTTTCTAAACTTTTTATTCACATACTCAACCAGTAAACAACAATAACTGAGGATTAGCCAGATGAGTAGCAGAGATTGAGTGTGCAGAATACAAGTTCAGCAAGAGTTGCAGGAGAAGCAAAATGAGCAGCGCAACAGCAGCAGTTGGAAGTTTAGGTACCGGCACCAGCACAGCAGATCAAGTAATCGCCAACGTGGCTCGTGGGCTGACGCAAGTGCAAGTTGCTCGTATGCTGGGAGTAGATGAAAGTTACGTCAGTCAAGTAGTCAACAGCGAAGATGGAGCGGCAGCGATCAAAGAGTTGGCAGCCGCAACAAGTGAAATCAATGCGAAGTTTGACGAAGACTTGGATTCTGCAGAAGAGGTTGCACTGTCTCGAGTTCGTCAGCGGCTTGGTACTGCAAACATGCAGCAAGCATTGGCAGCCTTCAAAATTTTGAATGCAGCGAATCGACGCCGAGATACCGCACCTGCAACTCGCCAGCAAGTTGGAGAGATTCATCAAGTTGTGCTGCCGCAGACGGTGATCAACAACTACGTCATGAATGCTCAGTCTGAAATTGTGGAAGTTAACGGGAGAACAATGGTGTCTGCAACTGCTCAACAATTGCCGAAGTTGCTTCAACAGCGACTGAATCGTACGCTGCCTGACAAGTCAACTGAGATGAGTGAAGACAAAAAAGCTCGAACTGTGCAACTATTGACAGACGTAAAGCCAGCACAACGCCGTCGCAGCTCTGCTGCTGATCTGGACATTACCGACATCATCTAATGTCAACCAATCAAGTAGCGCTGCGCAGTGAAGATGCGCGTAAAGCAGCAAAAGAAGACTTCAACTTCCTCGGCTCATTGTGCATGCCAGAGGACTTTTTGTTTTCGTTTCCTGCATTCTACATCACGCTGTTCAATGTGCTGACTGCGTTCAAGTCTCCATTTGAGCGGTACGCATTAGGCATTCCTCGCGGATTTGCCAAGACAACTTTCATGAAGTTGTTGTGCGTGTGGTACATCTTGTTCAGTCACAAAAAGTTCATCTTGGTGGTGTGCGCCAGTGAGGAGCTGGCAGTGAACGTGATTTCTGACATTTTTGGGATGTTAAGTCACCCCAATATTGTGGGTCTGTTCGGAAACTGGGAATCCGGGTGTGAGGAAGATCAGAAGCACAAAAAAGTGTTCTTCTTTCGGGGTCGCACAATTGTTGTTCAAGGTGTTGGTGCGGGAACTTCAGTTCGTGGCATTAACAGAAATAACAAGCGCCCGGACGTGATTTTGCTGGATGACGTCCAACGGAGAGAAGACGCACCAAACAAAGAGCTGGCTGATAAGCTGTTGGGGTGGATTGTTAGTACCTTGATGAAGGCTCGCAGCAATACCGACTGTACATACATTTATGTGGGTAACATGTACCCGCAAAACTCAATCTTGGATAAACTCCGGAAGAGTGCACAGTGGGTGTCGTTTGTTGTGGGTGGCATTCTGGAAGACGGAGATTCACTGTGGCCAGAGCTGAAGCCAATTGAAGTACTGCTGGAAGAGTGGGAGTCAGATGCTGACTTAGGACATGAAGATGCATTCCTGTCAGAAATCTTGAACTCTACAGACCTGCCACTAGCTTCTGGACTTGATGTATCAAAAATTCAGTCAGCTCCTGACTGGATGAGTGAAATCCAACCAGACGGCAGTTTCATCATAATTGACCCCTCAGGAGCGGAAAAAACCAGCGACGACTGCACGATTAACTATTGTGAGGTGAAGGATACAAAACCTATCCTCACTGAGGTGGATTTTGGTACGTGGACTCCCAAAGAAGTAATCAAGCGCACGTTGAAGCTGGCATTGAAGACTAACACTCGGCTAATTTGTGTAGAGTCAGTGGCGTATCAAAAGACGTTGTTGTTTTGGTTTAACGACTATTGCGAAGAAAACGGGATTTCTGGCTTCCACTTTATGCCAGTATCTCCTCGCAACCAAGCAAAAAACGTGCGGATCAAAAAGGGAGTGATTAAGCTTACGTCAGGCGAAATTTATGTGCACAAAGATGTGCGCAGTTTGGTAGTTGATCAGTATAAAGAGTGGAATCCACTCAAGCGCAACAACAAGGACGACATCATTGATCCGATTGGGTATATCGAAGAAGTGATGGTAACGTACCCTGAATTTATTCCTCACCAAATATTCAGTTCTGGGTTTGAGTTGGTGGATGCTGCCCACTCAGATTCCATTGAAATGGCAATTTAACTTGAAAGCCTCCATGAAAAAGATTCGACAAGGTGCTGCTGCAACTCAAGTTGCCAAGACTCGTGATCCTGAGATGCGCACACTGACTGCAGTTCAGCGTGTCAACGTACTTTCGTATGCACGCAATTGTGCAACTTTGTATGAGAAGAACGCGTCTCAGTTTCGCCAGCTGCTGCAGTATCGTGACCGTGCGTACATGCGGCAACTGAATCAAACTGCGTCACACTTAGACAAGGTGCGGCGAGCAATGGCTGGTGACCCTACAATTGCCCAGGACATCACAGTGCCGGTAATCATGCCTCAAATTGAGTCGGCAGTTGCATACCAGGCTGGGGTGTTCCTTACCAGTCCATCGGTGTTTGGTGTGGTATCCACACCTGACAAGCAAGACATGGCGATGATGTTCGAGACGACACTGGCAAAGCAAGCTGCAAAGTTTGGCTGGGCACGTCAACTTATCATTGCTTTCCGCAACGCAATGAAGTACAACTTTGGCCCTGTGGTGGTTGATTGGAATCGAATTCCACTCAGCACAATCGGCAACTCCAAGGATCCGCTGAATCCCAAAGCTCAGGTCAATTTGGCGTTTTATCAAGGCAACAGCATTGAAGCAATTGATCCGTACAATTGCTTCATGGACACTTCGGTGCCCGCCAGTGAGATCTGTACTCGCGGAGAGTTTTTTGGCTACAATCAGCTGATGACTCGCATTCGGTTCAAGCGGTTTGTACAAACGCTGGACACTCATTGCACGTACGGGCTGAAGGAGGCTTATCAGTCTCAGTGCAATCTGGGTGGACACGAAGGCAGTGTGCAAAACTACTACATTCCACAGGTCAATCGCTACTACAACATGGCAGACATGGTGCAGACCGGCACAAACTGGGCTGCGTGGTGTGGTTTGGAGCGATCGCCAGGAAATGACATTGACTACAAAGACAAGTATTTGGTGACTACGCTGTTCTGCCGGGCGTGCCCAAGTGACTTTGGTGGAGTTGGCAACATTCCTCAAATTTACAAGATTCACATTGTCAACTGGGCTCATGTCGTGTACGCAGAGCGCCTGATTGTTGCGCATGATTATTTGCCTGCAGTTGTCATGCAACCCAATGACGATGGGCTGGGATATCAAACTCAGTCGATGTTGGATAATTCCATTCCGTACCAAGACATGGCAACGGCAATGTGGAACACTACAATTGAATCTCAACGTCGCAAGGTGTATGACCGGCTGGTGTACAATCCTCACTTCATTGACAAGAAGAACATTGACCCCGCAGCTTCTGTGTCACGCATTCCGCTGAAGAACGCAGGCACGTTGAACTTCAACATGTCGAATGCGATTCACAAGTTGGAGTTTGCAGATCCGCAGCCAACACTGGGAATTCAAGCCAGCCAGCAAATCACTCAAATGGCTGATGAGGCTGCTGGTCAGAACCGAGTCTCTCGTGGTCAGTTCCAAAAGGGAAACAAAACCAGCAATGAGTTCCAAACTACAGTTGACAATAGCAACAGCCGTCAGCAGTTGACCGCAGTTGCATTGGAGCACCAAGCGATGACTCCCATTAAGGAGATCATTCGCAGCAACACACTGCAGAATCAAGCAGTCGACAGCATCTTGAATACGGATACCAAGCAAGTTGTTGACATTGATCCTGTTCAGTTGCGAGAAGCAATTCTTGAGTTTGACATGACTGATGGTGTGTTGTCTGCTGACAAGTTGATGAACCCTGAAGTGTTGACTGTGTTTATGCAGACTGCACAAGCAATTCCAGGTGCTGCCACTGAGTATGACATTCTTGGTATGTTCCTGTACTGGTGCAAGCTGAAGGGCGCAACCTGGGTCAATGACTTCAAGCGGAATCCGCAGCAAATGCAAGGTGCAATCGACACCATTCGTCAAACTGCCCAAGCACAAAATGCTACTCCCACAGATGGCGCACAGAATGCAGCTGCTGTGATGGGTGCTCAAGCTCAACTTCAAGGAGCGCAAAATGCAACTCAAGTTTGATGGAATGTTTACTGAGTTTGAGCTCAGCCCTGAAGAAGAAATTCAGGCGCTGAACAATTCGCTGCTGTTGGCATACTTGCACACCAAGCGTGCAGTATATGCTACAGCTTTCATGTCTGCCCAACTTGCCACAGGTGATAAAGGAGAAGTTCTCGAACTGGAACGTCAACGTGCAAAACTCAGCATCCTGACAGAGCTCATCAACGAAGTGACTCAAGCTCAGGCATCCCAAATTTCTGATCACACTCCCGAATAAAGGTGAATACCATGGCAACGTCCAACAACTTCATGTCTCGCTTCAATCCCTTCCAAGGCGGCCCTCGCACTCCGCAGGCATCGCAACAACGTGAGCAAGGCCCTGCAAACCAATCTTTCCAAGCTGGAAATGGTATGCCTCCTGGAACTCCCGGCAACCCAGCTCAAACTGGCCAGCCGCAGGCACCGGCAAATCCGATGGATCAATTCAATTCGGTGTTTGGTCTTGGCAACCCGCAGCAACAGCAACCGCAGCAAGGTCAACAGCTGCCGCAACAAATGCCGCCTCAACAGCAGCAACCGCAGGCGCCTGAATACAACGGCTACACGCAACCATTCGACATTGCCGCAGCACGCCAGCGCATGTCGAATGTCAACTTTTCATCCAACATGCCAAAAGATCTGCGGGATCGTGTGGCAGCTGGAGATGGTGGCGCATTCATTGAAGCTCTGGACATGATGGGTCGTGAGTCCTTTTTGCACGCTACTCAAATGGCTCACTCGTTTGTGGATCGCGGAGTGAAGACTGGGCTGGATCGTTTTGGTACGGGCCTGGATGAGCGCTTCCGCGATTACGAGATTCGCCAGCAGAATCCTGATAACGAGATGTTGCAGCACCCCACTGTGGCACCCATGTTCAACGCGATGAAACAAATGATCGCAAGTCAGAATCCTGGCATGTCAGCTGCTGAAGTCAACAAAACTGCGCAGAACTTCTTCACCCAAATGAGTTCTGCAATGGCTCCTCAGCAGCAGGCAGCTGGTAACTCCCAAAACGCTCCCAAAGAAACTGACTGGATGTCGTCCTTCCAAATGGAAGACTCCAGTGCTGCTGGCCAGCAAGGCGCACAACAGCAGCAGCAACCGCAGGGTGATTTCACTCCTCGCGGCTTCTGATTCACTTCCTTTTCTGGAGATTTCTCATGGCAACCAATTCCATCGCATCGCAATCGTTTCCGCGTGGCTTGCTGCGCCAGTCGTTTGCAGCTTCCATCAACCGCATCTACCCAATGGGGGGCTGCCCGCTGTACGGTCTGACTTCGCTGATTCCGGAAAATCCGATCATCAGCTTTGAGCATACCTACTGGACGAAGATCATGTCGTTCCCGAAGATTGTGGCAGCCTCTGGCTCTGCTGCAACCATCGCAGGCAACAACGTGACCTTGACCATCACTGCCGACTCTGGTGCAACTGCTGGCTACGACAACAACGGCAGCTTCATTGTGGCCGGTGATTTGATGGTTGACGACACCACGTTCGAGCAATTTCGTGTTGTGTCTTCCTCGCTGGGCGCTAACGGTGCTGGCACCATTGTTCTGCAGCGCAATTTGTCTTCGACGTTCATGTCGGATGCCAACACGATGGTGGCAGTGAACAACGCCACTGAAAACAAGTACCCTGGCATTTCTGCTGGCATTGCTCCGAACGCTGCAACTTCGGGCATTCCTGCTGCCAGTGGCAACACCACCCGCGCAATCACTCTGATTCACGCAGGCAATGCGTTTGAAGAAGGTTCGGTGCGTCCCACTGCAGTTTCGTTGGTTGCTCAACGCACCAGCAATTACACGCAAATCTTCCGCAATGCGTGGGCAACTACCAACACGGCGGCAGTTCTGCAGCTGGTTGCAGGTGGCGGTGCTGTTCAAGAATCCAAGATGGATTGCGGTGCCTTCCACGGCCTGGCAATTGAAAAGTCGCTGCTGTTCGGGCAAAAGTCGCTGACCACTCTGAATGGTCAACCGTACCACACCATGGATGGCCTGTACAACATCATCAACAACAACGCCGCAAGTAACATTGTGTCGCTGGGTGCCGGTGCTGGCGGCGGTACCACTTGGACTGATCTGGAAGCTGCACTGGACAAGACCCTGCAATCCAGCAGCGATCCTCGCGGTGGCAACTATCGCACCATTCTGTGCGGTGGCCAGGCAAAGCGGGGCTTCACTGCGATTGCGCAGAAGAACTCCAACTACAACTTGGAGCAAGATGGCCCTGCAAGCCAAATGACCGAGTGGGGTCTGGAGGTCACCAAGTTCCGCACGTCTCGTGGTCGCTTTGAAATCATTGAGCATCCGCTGTTGAATGCTTATGGTGCAAGTTCTCCTCTGGCCAAGATGGCATTCATCGTGGACTTGGGCGCCCTGCGTGTCAACCATCTTCGCAAGACCCGTGAAGATCTGTACAACCAGAACGGTGCAGTGGTTGACAACTCCATTGATGCTCAAGGTGGCGTGCTGACCACGGAACTGACGCTGGAAGTGGTCAATCCTGCTGCGTTCGGCATCCTGAAGAACATCAACAACGTCGGCCTGGCTGGCTAATTTTTTGTTGGGGATTTCCCGTCCCTGGTGTGTAGCTGGGGACGGGTCTTTTTCACTTATCTCACTTTGGAGAACTTTTATGGACAATTCCACTGCACTATCGCTTGATGACACCGTTGACGGTTTCGTCGCATCTGAAGTCTTGAACTTGGCTGATCCCAAGCAAGTCACGTTTTCTGGCACTCCCCAGAGCTGTGTGATGTTTGGTGGCGGTTTTCAAGTTCAGTTCACCAATGGGGTGTTTCACCACAGCCATCCTGATGTGGTCGCCCCGCTGCGCCGTCTGGTGTCGCGAAATATTGGCGTGTTTTTGGTGGATCGCGGCAGTGAAGCTGTTCCGGCTGCAACTCAAGAAGACACCACAGCCGCTACTGTGACTGCTGAAGTCAAGAAAGAAGCTGCTGCTACTGCCGCTGCAGTCGCCGCAGCTGTGAAGAAGTAAGCAACTGCTCAGGACGTCGATATGACTTCGTTTGCTGATCTGATGACGCTGACGACCGAAATTACTCGGCGTCCTGAGCTCTCGTCGATGACTACTCAAGCAGTTCGAGCTGCAGTAGTTCGAGCCCATTGCTCAGCCTTTTTTCCTCGTGACATGGTAGTTGGAGTTGCAACTCCGACCCGCAACCCAGACACCCCACTTGTTCAGGTGGATGATGTGTTTGCAGTTGTGCCTAACTTGCGAGCTGTGAAGTTTGTGCAATGTGTTGACCCGTCAACCTCTCGCGCATTGGAGCGTTTGACTAATTACAGTGCAGACGACATTTACACGCACGAGGGGCTGTTGCGACCCAGTGCATATACGGTTGTCGGGCCGCAGCTTCGGACGTATCCAATTGCGTACGCAGGCAAACTGGAAATTTACGCATACGCGCTGCCAACGACTACATCTGGTGGGTTTGCATCCTGGATCGCAGATCTGTATCCGGATGAAATTGCAACTTGGGCGGCTGCAGTGGTGCTGCATCGCACCGGAAACAACGAACAAGCCCAGCAGCTCTTGAAGACAGCAGTTAGTCCGTTCAAAGATATGCTGATTGAAGCTCACGAATCTCTGCAAATTGGCTGAGGTAAATATGTCTAATGTAGATCCCAAGAATCCTGGCGCACCTTCCACCACTGACAAAGTTGTGCAAACAGTTGCGGAGCTCCGCGCGCTCAAGCTTCGAATTTCGGAACTTGAGCGGCAAGTGCTCCGTGCACCTCCTGGCGAGGAATTCGACGCGCTGCCAACTGCTACTGCTCGGGCCAGTCGTGCATTGATGTTCAATGCTGCTGGCCTTCCGCTTTTGGTGTCACCCACTGCAGAGGACAATGGACTGCAGCTGGCAGCAGACTTGTTGAGCCAAGTTGATGCGAGCAAGGGTGCAGGACAAGTCGGGTACAGCAGCGCAACTGCGTACTTGGCCGGATCGCTTGGGCATCAGCTGAATCAACTTACATCCACTGTTGGGTCTGTTGCCTCTGGCTTGTCTCCCGACAACTTGATTCCGTACGTACTGAATGACATCACACCACCAGCTACCTCTACTTTTACTGTCAGCTTCCCTGCAGTAAAGTCGGTATTCCCTTCTGGTGTGGTATCCTTGAACGCTTTTACGCACACATTTCCAGCAAACAAAATTGCAGATGTATGGTTGGATGCTGCAGGGGCAGTGACCTACGAGCTGTGTGACTTGGAGCAGTGGAGCACACTGCCTCGGTACAACAGCAAGCTGCACCTGTATCGAATTCAAACCAATGCAGTTCAAGTTACTGGCATCAACATGCGGGCTCAGCCGCTGGAAAGCCAAGAAACTGACGTGTTTGAGTCGCTCAACTACGACTCAATTGAGCTTGATTACTCAATTCCGTACAGCGCTGTCCAAGGCTGGACTGCTGGAACCACGGTGCAAACTGGAACTGCCATTCGAGATCTTGCCAACAATTGTGTTTGGTACGTTAAAAAGGGCGGGGTCTTGGGAGCTGCGCCTGCTGCTCCAGTGTTTCAGGCAAATGTCGTTGGTGGAGTGAGTAACTTCGGGGAAGTCACATCTGGCACCGCAGTAGTAATTTACAAGGGGCACTATCTTCTTCGTGGTGCGCTGCTGCAAGCCAAAGGATCTGCGTTGGAGTGGTATTTTGGCGCACTGACTGCAGGGCTGGCTAAAGGCCCTAACTTGAATATGTTGGAGCGTTTCATCTACCGAATGCTACAAGCAATGGTCATGCCGTTTGTTACTGTCGGGCCTTACTCTGACGGTAACATGGTGAATGATGGAGCGCACCCAGGTAAAATCTGGATGTGTACTGCAGGCGGAGCATCCGGAGCAACCAACACCTTCCCTGCAAATCCTGCGCTGGGAGACACGATCGTAAGCGGAACAGCCACCTTCAAATTTATGGGAACCATCAATACGACGGCAACCATGAAGAACTACTGGGTGAATTTCAAGCCCGACTTTACTGAGATTTATGGGGCGGATTCCCATGATTCTTATGCAGCTTTGCTGCTGTGGTGTATTGCAGTCTATTTGCAGCGTGCGTACGACAAGGGAAGCATTAATGGGTACCAGTGGCTGCAGACTATGATTTCTACTCCGGCTGGAAAATCTATCTGGCAGCATGTTCAGGACATCATTGCTGAAAATCTTGGGACTCCTCATGCAACTCATGGGCTGTACAGCACCTTCCAAGGCAATGTAAATCCCAAAGGGGGAGTGTATGAGGCCTACTTTTTGATGGACAATTGTGAGGTGTACGCGGGGCTCAAGTCTGCACGCACAATTGCAATTCATGCTCGCGACTACACAAAAGCTACAGAATACTCAAATAAGTTTGGGGCACTCCTAACTGCTATTCAAAACAAACTGTACGACTCTGCAGCAGCTGCGTTTAAGTACGAGGTAAGTGCAGCTGTTCCTACTGCTGTTGGAGAGCTAAAGTACTACCCTCAAGTCGAGTGCCAGTTTTGGCCTGCACTGTGGAATGTTCCTGTCCCCTCGTGGATGAATAGTTCTGCAGCTGCATACGCAAACAGTCACTATCCTAGCTGGTGGATGCGCAATGACATTGATGATTTGAAGTCATATGGTGGACACCTAGGACTGCTCAGTATTACCAAAGATCCTGTAACTCAGCAAGAAATCCTCAGTACGTATGCAAAGACTCGGCGAAGCGTCACTGGTGCAGCACCTCTGTATGGGTTTGACGCAGCGTTTTTGACTCGCATTCGAGAGCCTGCGTA